CCGTTAATGCCTGAACCCCTGTTAAAGTAACCACAGTTGAATCAATTTCAATCGTTACTGCTGCGCTTCCGTCAAAAGAAGTACCTAGCAATCCTGTTCCTATTGTTAATGGATTGGTTGTTGTGCCTCCGCCACCGCCTGAAGTATCTGTATAAAGATAACCGCTACTATTAATAGCAATTTTCCCTGCAGTCCCCAAAGGAATATTCACACCCTCTAAGTAAATTTCACTTGAACCTAAAACAAGACGGGAGTAGGTATTAGACGTTGTTTTATCTAATACAGACAACACAATTCCAGTTGCTACATTTTGAATATTTTGAATAACATTTGTTATTGTATTAGCCCAATTTAGATTATTGCCAGCCACAACACTCAGCCCCAATGCTGCATAATCCCCATTAGCAGAATCTGTAAATGATATATTAATATCCCCTCCACCAGAAGCTGTTTTTTGCCAAAATCCACCAACGCCATCGTAAATATCACTATCCCCAATCGTTACAATAGCCGTTCCATCCGCACCAACTAAAGTAACTATCTTAGTTAGTCTATCAACACTTCCTACACCCGTAATAGCATCTATGTTTAAATTTATATTTGTAGTTGGCATCGCTAATTACTTATATTAATAGTTAAATCAACCATTGACGGTTGAGAAAAACTTTGATTTAAAACCCCATTTACATTAATAACAAAATCAATATCTTCTAATTCTAATTCATCCCCACAGGTAACAGTTTGCTGAAATGTATCATCTGAATTGTGAACATCAACAGTACCACCAGCACTAGAACAAACATAAGTATCACCACATTCAACCGTTGCTATTAATGCCCCATTCTCGTCAACTATTCTTACCGAACCACAATGAAGAGAAGGAACACTATCACACAAATCAATCATACAACTTTGAGTACTAATAACAGACACCTCAAAATCTATCGAACAGTAAGCCCAATCATAACGAGGCTCAAAGCCAACCTTTTCGTATTCTTCCTGTGCTAGTATTCGTCCATCAATATTATTCTTTTTCGCTACTATTAAAACTCGTTTAGCTTGTAGTAAAGGTTTTAAATAAGCACTTTCAGAAGATAACCGCTTTACTAAATCAGCAACTAGCCTTTCTTCAAAGTAAGCTGTATTCAAATCACCTTCTTTTTTTGCAAAAACAACCAACCGTAAAGGGATAGTTGTGTTGTATTCCATTCCTATCTTTGCTGTGCTTGCTTGCTCCGAATAAACAATATCAGAAGTTAATCGCCAATAAGATAAAGAACCCTGCGAATCTAAATTTATTTGAGCATACTCGCCATTGTTAGTATAAATTGCAGGGTAAACTTGCTCGGCTTTTTCAATACGCTTCGCTAATGTCAACACATCATTTATATAACCTGAATCGGTTAATTTTAAATTCAAATATGTAACAATAGTTTCTATCATAACAAAGCCTTTTTTAACTCTCCCCTAATAACCTTAAAAAAGGTTTCCTTCTCTTGCAAAGATAAATTAAATACATTATTATACCTATCAATTTTTTTAGCATCATCATTGCTTATTCCAACATAATATTCATTTACACTTACCTTTCTTGCTTCTGCCTTTCCAACTACATCGCCATTAGCCCAATGACGGTGTAATGTTCCAGTTAAAAACAAATCAACAGTATTAACCCTCTTATTTAATTTAACAGCTATTTTAAACGCTAAGTAGTTACCAAAGTAACCAGACTTATGCGTATTACCGTTTTTAAATTTTGTTTCGCCTGTTTTGCCCTTTAAAGGGAAGGAAGGTAAATTTGTGCTTTTTCGATACTTTTCAGAAACGTATAATGGATAATTACCATAGTTTCCTATTAGAGAACCCTTTGAGTTTTTACCCTCTAAGAATATACGCTTAGACTGCATCGCCATTACTGAACGAACAGCTAATTGCAAAGGGATATTCTTTTCAAGAATCACAGCAAGTTTAGCATTTTGTTTTTTTATAAATTCGTCTGTTGTCAAGGTAGTGCAATTTTAAGCATAACAGAATCATTGCAAACAAAACATTTATCATATTGAGGCAAAACAATGTTTTGAACCGTTGCCTGTAAGCTATCATTAAATTTAGCTGTGTAAGATTCCATCCTACGCTGGTTTCTTTCATAGTCAATATTAATGGTTGATGTTTGACGATTAGAATAATTAGCAGCGTACTCCATTACCTCCATTCCTGTTTTATAAAGAACTGGCAAAGCCATTAAATTAGCTATCTCGCAAATCCAATTATCAAAAGCACATTGAATTGAGTAGTTAACAGAAAGCCCAAAGGTGTGTGAACTCGATGTTAAAGAACTTCTAATCTTTGTTGCCGAATCTAAAAGAGATATAGGCGTTGCGCTTACATAATAGTTTTTACTTGTCCATCCTGTGCAAGAACCGCAATCTGAATAAGATAATTGTGTAGTGTTTGAATTAAGACCTTCAGTATCGTAAACAAAAATTAAATCTAATTTCCTTTTAGGACTTGAATAAGTCTTATTTACAACAGTAGTGCTTATTGTATTAGCTACGCACTCAACAACAATAGTATCTAAAAGAGTTCCTGAAACTAAATCGTAAACCAATACATCAACATTTTCTGTTGTGCTTAATTGTAAGCTAATTGAGTTTACAAATACATTAAAATATGAATTTGGATTGTTTAAAGTAAGTGCAATACCACCTAAAGTATTAACTACTCCTGACTTTAATTGTAATGAATCTTGATAGTTACCTAATACCTGTGAACTAATAAGCGACTTCGTTACAATACTAGACGAGAAATGATTTGTAATTAAATCCCTAACAAGCTGTGTTGCATATCGAATTTTATCTTCTAAGAACTCCTGCCCCGATGCGTAGTTATTGTTTATGTATTGGTCTGCTTCGGTTACTGTTATTCCAATATCTTCGATATAATAAGGGCTAGAGCCTGTTGTTATATCGCACGTTTTAATCCCTATTAAATTATCTAAGCACCCCATTTTTTACTTATTAAAAAAGGGGATGAATTTTCACCCATCCCCCTTTGAATTAAACAACTAAAAACAATTATGAATTTGTAACCAAAAGTTTGTTTACAAATGTAACACCTCTGTATTCATCACCAGAAGCAAACATATCAGTCGGTAGTCCTACTAGCTTCGTGTTAGCGTAACCAACAACAGAAATAGTACCGCAATCGTCTTTTAATACGATGTCAATAGGTAATCCCGTACGTGGAGAGAACATAATAAATTTAGCGTAGTTTGCGCCTAAATTTGCGATTTGGCTTGCTTCGTTGTAAGTAATCAATGCTACCGCTCCAGCTTGGAACATAATAGATTTGTTTTCACTTCCTAAAGCAGCTACAACTCGCTTATCATACATAAACGCTTGACCGAATTTGTTTGCAGCATCAAGGATATTAACCCCTGTATCTGAGCAGCAACCTACTTCGATGTTTTGACCGTATTTGTAAAGGGCTGAACCTCCTACTATGATTTTAGGAGCGCAATATCCAGTCTGCATAGCAGCCATTGAAATATCGCTCAGCGCTGTGTAGTCAAGAACTTTGTTTGCAGCAGAACCAATAAAGGTAGATACTACAAGCTCATCGTTTGTTACACCTGCAACATTAGAACCATATTTGCCATAAAGAGCAACTAGCTCGGTAGATACCTTAGTAGCAATTTTGCGCTCGATTGCATCGATTACTTTCATAATCTTTTTAGAAAGCATACCTTGAACATCAGTAGTACATACTGTTGCTAAGTCTGCTGTGGTAAACTTCTCACCTGCACTCAACCAAACATTAGGGTCGATAGTGTAGTTAGCATAGTTATCAAATGTTTCGTTTGATGTAGTACAAGACCTTGCTCCACTTCCTTCTGTTACAGCAGATTCAAGTAAGCGTTGTTCGTAAACTACTTTTACATTTTTAACCTTACCATTCCCATCAGAAACTTTTTGTTGTATTCCGTTTGCTAATTGAGATTGTAAAATGTAAGAAAGGGCTGGCATATTCTCCTGAGGAGTTGGACACGTTACGAAATTTTCATCCAACATTGTCTGGATGGTTTCGCATTGTATGTATTCGGAACTTAAATAGCTCATAATAAAAAATTTTAAAAGTTAAATTTGGTTTCTCGTATTCAAGGCTGAGTACCTCCTTCCCTTTTATGTCGGGTGCGACACCTTTTTATTAATTCCAATACAAATATAAATACAAAAGCCGACTAAAAACCATATGTTAAATTTTTAGTCGGCTTTAATTATATTAGTAGCTACTGTCCCATATTAAATCTTTTAGCTACCTCTCTCAATGGTTTAGCATCACCCGAATCTGTTACTTTCTTTTCTGTTGGCTTTGGTTTACCACCATCACCGTTTAGCTTATATAGGCTAAGTTTTACAGCTTCTTCAACTAGCACCTCTTCGGCTGATTTGAATGTACCTGTAACTTTAGGGTTTTGAATTTGCTTACCTTCTGCGTCAGTAACAACTAATTTATTACCAGCTTCATCTAAATCAAATTTATACTTCTCATTTATAATCGAATTAAACCCTTTTGTTTGAAGCTCACTAACGCCATCAATCCATTTAATTTGACTTAAGGCATTTGATCTTAAAGTATCTAATTTAATATTCTTTAGCTTACCTTCATAACCTGCTTTCGATTCGTCAAACTCCTTAGATACATTCTGCAAAAGCCCCTCTGTGTCCTTTCTTTTTTGCTTTTCTTTTTCTAATGCTGCGGTAATTTCATTTAGCTTTTCATCGTTATTCTGTGAAGCCTTAACAGTTAAGTCTTTAATAATCGCCTCTTTTGATTTAACAAGCTCCGAAGTGAGTAACTTTAACTTATCCTTAATCTTCGCTTCTTTCCATCCTTCAATTTCTGTTACTGCGATGTCGTTGGCTTTCCCAACTTTAACTAAATCAGAATCAAAGCTACCATAGGCTTGACCGATTAGTTTCTTTACAGGTTCAAATTCTTCATTGATCGCAGAAGTTCTAACAAACTCTGCTTCAAACTTTCCTTTCAAATCGTCTAACTCTTTAATTTCTTCAGGCTTATAACCCAAGAACTCTATTACTTGTTTTAATTCTATTGGCATTTTTAGTTGTTTTGGTTAATATATAAATTGTATAGCACTTCCTTTTTATCAAGTTGGTTAAATTCTATTTTCGCTTCTGTTAAAAGCTCTGCTAGTTTTGCTTTTGTGTAATCATCAATAGTTAGTTCTTTAGGGACTAAATCGTCTTTAATCAAAGGTTTTAGTTCTTCAACAGCTTCAAAGACTTTAATCTTATTATCTCTAAGAACATTTGTGCTATTTACTATGTAAGGCGAAAACCATCTTACTTCTCCTTTTTCGGTCAGGCATTTAATGTCGCCAGTTTCATTTGTTATCCTCATTTTGTTTTACTTTGGTTAATACTTGTTTTGATTTTTCCTCAAACTCCTTTTCGTTAAGTTTGTTTTTTCTAGCGTGTCTTGTCCACTTTTTATTATAAAGAGAATACGCTAATAGCATTTCTTTTTTACTGCTGTATTCTTGTGAGAAGAATGCAGTTAATATTTTTTCAAGCATACAACAAAGATACTATTTATTTTATAAATCCTAACCTTTTCGCTCTGTCAATATCTGAATCAGGTACGCCAAATTCACTAACAGGTATTAATGAATGCAAACAATTATAACCACCTAAGTAAGAATAAATAGTTATTGAGTTAGTTCCTGCTATCTCCCCAGCCCATTCACCACCACCTAAATCACAATCATCTAAATTCTTACCATCACCCCACGATTCAATCTCTTTGTAATGATAATAATTCCCCACCCTTGCAGCGCAAAAGCATCTTGTGCTATCTTTTTCAGTTCCAGAAAAGTAGTACCAATCATTATCTAAAGCATCCGAAACAATCGATGTAAAAGACCTGTCCGCAATACTAAAGGAATCATTTGTAATCTGTCTTGCATACTTTGCTATTCTTGAAACATCTTCACTCGTTCCATTTACAAACTGCCCTATCGATTCAACTGTTTCTGCAAACGTAGCACCATTAACAACAGCGTTTTCTAACAAACCTTGAATTGGCTTAATAAATTCTTTGTCAATCGGTGCGCCTACTAAACTTTCTATTGCTGAACGCTTCGCAATTTCGATATACGCTTTGCTTGCTATTGGTGTTTCAATTGCACCAAACCCCGATTCAATTAATTTTGTATTAATTGTTGCCTGATTGTTAAACTCCCTTGCAAACTCCCTGACAGCGTTAACATAATCCTTTGATAAAAAAATCTTTTTTAAATCGTCTGAAATCTTTGCAATTTGATTTAGATTCGATGCCGTTATTTCTATCTTACCATTAACAGTTGTAAGGCTAGATAAATCCGATGTTAACTGACTTAATATCTTTGATTGCTGTTTCTCTAATGCGGTCTGCATAGCCAAAGGAACAGACTTTAACCTGTCGTTTTTCTCTTTTAATATTTCAGCAAAGGTCATTAAACTGTTTTATAAATATCATCAACAACACCAGCACCAATAGCAGTCGCCACCTCTTTAGCTTTGTCTTGCACCGATTTAACTTGCGTTTCAATTTCCGTATTTAGAAACTCCTCACTTTCATTAATTAAATCAGAAATAAAGTTTAAAATGGAATCATTTAAAACAGATTCCCACTTCGCCACAGTTCCATTAGCTAACTTTAAATTAATTTCGTCTTGCCTTAATCCGAATAATCGATTTGCCTTTAAAACCAACTTAAATATATTCGATGTCTTTTCACTATCTCCATAGTAAGCATTTACATACTGTAACATCAACATCTTAATAAATGAAATATCAAGACCTTTTTCAATCGATGTCGTTAAGTCAATTAAATAATCTTCTGCATTTTTAAAGTCATAAGATTTAGGGTAAGTTAAGTTAGGCATTTCAAAGTTTTCCCCATAACGCTGCTCCCCAATGTGTTTTATAGCAAACTCATATAAATTAAATGTTTGGTCTGCAATAGGCTTTATAAAAGCTGTCATTCCCTTACTATCATCAAACACTTCGGTGGCTGTTATTGGCTGACCATTAACAATGCTATTTCTATTTCGTAGCTTTAAAATTTGCCTTGCTTTAATCGTGTCCTTATCAATCTTCTTTTCAATAAATTCTAAAGTAGTTGTTTCAGGGCTAACATAAGACAATGGGGCTTGTGATGAATTTGTTTCACCTTCTGCTGTTGCTGTTGTTGGCTTAATTAAAAGCGTTCCTAGTGGACTTAATCTACCTTTTAGCCCTGAACCATGACAACTAGGACAACTTTTTTGGTATGGTAAATCGTTTATGAATCCGTTTATTGTTCCGTTATAACAACTTCCTCCATTCTCATCTTTAAACTCGCAAGGACTACCATACATAACAGCCATTGGGAACACACATTTATTAACCGAAAACTGTAACCAATTAGAATTAACTGCAACTAAATCTAGCAAGTCAACACCAAAGATAAAAGGCGACATCCAAAGAATTTCATCTTCTTCAATCGCTGGTATTCCTTTTAATTGCTCAACAGGACAAACCCCATTGAACTCATAAAATAAAACCTGCTGAAATTTATTATCCGCTTTTTTACCTATCTGCTTAAAGAAATAAACACCATCTTTGGTGTATAACTCAAATATTAACCCATCTCTTACTTGCTTATCACCATGCTGTATTAAGCTCTTTTCGCTGCTTAAAAATAAGTAATATTCGTTGTGTTTATAGTCAATTACATTCTCACTCTTATAATAAAATATAGTAGGTTTGTATAATTGGCTTTCGTCAACAATAGCCCCATCTTCACTATCTATATAGTCAATTTCTTTTGGTCTAACTGCTATAAATCCATTTGCATCGATTGATTTTATTGTTGGCAGTATTGTCTTGACAAACGATTCTAAACTCCCATAAATAGGCAGTTCTTTTTCTACATAAGACTGAAATGTATTCTCAGAAGTCTTGTAAATCTCTTTATCTTCTTTGTAGTCAATAGCCCAATTCCCATCGCCAAAAGGTCTTGTAATTGTATTTACATAGTCAACAAATTCAGGTAATGTATATTGTTTGTAATTAGCTTTTATATACTTCGCTTCAGCTTCGGTTTGATTTGGACTTCTGTTAGAAAATAACAAATCAGGAAACTCCCCTTTTACTGCGTGGTATCGGATATGTGTTGCCATTTCAACCGACTGTTTATAAAGGTCGTGAACACCTACAATCTTTTTATCTTTACCCTGATACGCATTTTTACTTACTGATAGTATTATTTTTTCAGCAAGTGAAAGAATTTCCTCGTTTGTCATTTATGCAGCTATTTTTATAGTCGTTTGACCCTGTGTTGCACCAGCCCAAGTTCCACAAGAACCCTTGCTTTTTTTGCCTCCACAATTCTTTACTATTTCCATAATACAAATTTACTTTTAAAAAAGATTAATACCCTAAATGTTAAATATTTACCAGCAAATAATATCATACTGCAAACCTTCCATCTTTTGCTCTTTGTAAATGTTTGAATACTCGTATTTGAATAAGTCTAAAAAATCAAATACATTTTTTGGTGTAACACCCATCTTTGCAAGTGTTCCCTCGTTTATTTCAATGTATAACTTAGGTTTGAACTTTTGAATTGTCTTTACCGCACCCCTTAGTACATCTAATTCAAACCCCTCTACATCGATTTTAATAAAGTCAACCCTTTCTAAATTAAAGCTATCAATAGCCCTTAATTCAATATCACCATCCTTTGACCTTTCACAAATAGAAGCCCCTGCATTCGGCGATTTAATTACATTTACTTTGCCTGAAAAAGCACCAACAGCATAGTTAAAAATGTGCGAATTTGGATAGTCTTTTAGATTGTATTTTAAGCAATCAAACGCTTCTTTATTAGGCTCAAATGAAAGTACAAAAGCTCCTTTATTAAGAAAGGCAAAAGAGTAAGCCCCAATATTAGCTCCGCAATCAATTACAAAATCATTTTTATTGATATGTTCTAATATAAAAGGCAATGCGTTTTGGTCGAAATCTAACCTTTGGTTTTCTTTTACCCATTTAGAAATATGGGTATCGTTTGGGATTACTGCGTAACCCTCTTTTGTTATATCAAAACTGTCCATTATTTAGTTTATTAATTTTTCAATTTCTTTACTATTAAATTCACCGTGCGACCACATTTGTTTAACTATAGGCTCTCCAAAATAATCTATTGATGTGTTTACCCATTTGTATTTTTCTCTTTCATTAAACCAAGCATAAGCACCTAAAGCGTTAAACTCTGAAAACCTGTTTTGGCTTAATACATAGGTTTGTAAATCACCAACAAAACTCTCAAAGTTTTCTAATGTTGAACGATGGTATATTAATCCATTTCGCCTCATAAATTCAAACTCAACAGATTGCTTAATTACCTTTTCTGTGCATTCTTTCCAACATATCGCATCGCCCACTAACTCATACGGAGTGTAAAGCATTTCAGGAAGTTCAGGTAGTTTAGATAAGTCTAAAGGAGATGTAAAAACACAATCAGAATCAATAAATAATATTTTGTCAGCTTGTGTATAATGATGTGCTGTTAGTTTACAATACTGCTGAAAAATATAACCATCGCCTTCTTTTTTAACCCATTCAATTTTTATCTTATTAGGTAGCTCAGTAAGTTCAAATAAAGATGTGTTGCTACCTTCATCAAGCATTAAAACAATATCTGAATAACCTGTAATATATTTACAGATAGATTTAAGGCAGTAGTTAAGCCACTTGAAATCCTTTGGGTAACTCTTTATAAATATAGAAGTCATTTACATTTTATTTCTTGTAGTGAATTACTACTCTTCTCTAGACTCTTTATTTCTTTTGATGTACCACAAAATTCAAATAGCGATATGTTTCCTTGTGGTTTTGAAGCATCTGAATAATTATACAGTACACATTCGGTGCATTTCTTACAAGAATAAAGGCTAAATGATAATAGAAAAACAAGTATTGTTTTCATACTTTTTTAGTTTTAGATGCGTTATAAATAAAGTTCTTTACAAATTCGCTCATTTTACCTACTCCATGAGTATCAGAAAATTGATACAAGTTGCTCTCCCAAAGAAAGAACCTGCCAGACTTTAACCAATTATCTCTTGAATATTGCGCTGCGTGGTTTAAATGGTATGCAATTTCTTGTTCAATAAATGTAGTTTGAATTCCTGAATTTAAAGCTGTGTAAGGAATGAAGTAATCAACAAAAGTCATACCTATTGCGTGCATCGTCTGTGGAAACAAACGTAAAAATCTTTTATGAATAAAGAAAACATCAATACCAGCTAAATACTTTGCGCCCTTATAATCCCCATTATGGTTTATTCTATTGCACATTAGCAGCTCATTTGCCATTAACAACTCTATCTTTCCAATCGTAGCTACATCGCTTTTTAATTCAATATCGGAGTTAATTAAGCAAAAATTATCTTCTTCTAAAGATTTGCAAATGTCAAATATTGCAGAAATTTGGACATAAGGCTTTCCATAGGTCATTTCTAGCGTTCTTTCGGTTGAATAAAACTGAACATCTTTGTACTTTGATTTTAATAAGTCGCACTCAGCTTTAGAGTTAACTGATACTACTTTCATCCCTAATTCAATCCATCCAGCAACAGCCTTTCCTTGAATATCAGCATTTATATGTGTTGGGCTAATACTTGTTATTGCGATCATTTAAAAGGTTATTGCATTTTTTTAAAATCTCTTCTAAAATTGTTTCATTGATAAAAAAATTTTCATAGTCATACCATAAAGCAGTTTTCTCAATTAATAAACAGACCTCTTTTAGGTTTTTTACATCAGCTTCTTTTACAGTATTTATTTTTTCTGCTACTTGTCCGCTTATATCATTACCGTATGCATCTACTATCATTTTTCATTTACTAATTTATGCGCCAAAATCTCACCTAGTTTAAACCTATGCTCAATCCCAATAGCTGAACAAATCTTAAACATCATTTTATCGTACCACTCCTGTAAATCAACTCTGCTGTTTTTTCTATTGCCGTAAAATGTAGCAAAGTAATAATCTTCAGTTATCTTTGAAATAGCCACGTTCTTTTTTTCATCAAAAAACATTAAATTAAAATCTATTCTTGCGTCCATTTCTAGCTTTGACAAAGCAGCGTTTAAAAACATTTCATCAGGCAAATGCCCTCCCCATTTCTCGCTTAAATTAAGCCTGTCGAAGCCACGTTTGTAGTATAACTTAGCCTGATTTAACACCTTGTTGTTTTCAAAGTAAAACCAACTTGAATTAATTGTTTGATGTGGTTCTGTTTTAAAGTACTTTCTAAAGTTTTCTACGCTAGTCCAATTCGTGTAACCATCTATTACATTTGATTTAAAAGAGCCTTTTAGCTTATCAAATAAAGGTGTTAAATCGGCTACACATATAGAATCAGCATCAATAAATAATGCTTGCTTGTAGTTAACATAATCGCCTACACTAATCTTTGCTTCACAAACCGAATCTTCTTTTATTAGCTTCACTTCATTAAAAACCCCTAAGTGTTCAGGTCTTAATGCTTTGTTGTGAATACCATCTGATAGTAATGTAATATGAATGTTTGGGGTATAGTGTTTTATCGATAAGGCTAAATTAAAAGCAGCACAAGCGTACTGCGGTTTCCTCATGCAAAGAATAATAATGCCTTTGTTCATTTGCACAAAGATAATAAAAAAAACAAAAGCCCCAATTTTGGTTAGGGCTTTCTGTTTAACTAAATATTCCTGTCGGGGCTGCTGCCAATGTTGGCATATCCTTTTTTCGCCATTTAAAAGAACCTTGATAAGTCATATTCTCATCATTGTTATTCTTAACTGGCAATCCACCTGTGAAGTTAATTGCTGCATCAACAAACGCAATCATTGCGCCTCCTGTGCTTTCTTCTGTACCTTTAATGTAGAAAATAGCACCTCCAAAAGTCCTGCCACCAAACAATTTATTGTAGAAAGTATTGTTAGCTACGCTTACATTACCGTCTATCAATGTGCCTTGTCTGTTATATGTGGTCAATTTTTGAGTTGCTCCTACTGTATTGCTTTCAACTTCAACAGGGCTTGGTGCATCAAAACCGACTTTAATACCATCAATCAATGTCGCTCTACCTGCTGCTATTTCTGCATTGATTTGAGAAGCACTCGATGGGTCTGTTAACTGTGTACTACATTCTAGCAACACTACTCCGCTAATACCTGCCAGTAATTCCTCACCGCAGTCATTGTTGGTGTGCGTTCCTAAATCGTCTTGACAGTCGTAATTTATACAATTTGCCATGTTTATAATTTTTATTCTGTTGTAATCCTTTTTATGGCTGAATCACAATACCACCTCTTTTGGAATCAATAAATTATTATGCTAAATTACAGCTATTCTCGTTATTTGAGCATAGAATATTTTTAACATTTTGAGTTTTTAAACCTACTGTTATATTCACAGTTCCGAAGTTATCAGACGATGAACTATAAATAACATTGTATTCTGAATCCTCTACATAGTAAGCTATATTAGATAAATAAAGATTATCATAACCTGATAAGGTACTTAAAAAATCATGCACATATTCAGGCTGCAAATCAATAGCTAATGTTTTAAATTTCTTACGCTTAAAATTGTAAACCTGAGTTTGACCTAGTGAAGTTTCGTAAACTGTTTTCTCGTTCGTGTAGCTCGACTGTCTTAACTTTGCCTCTAGTCTTATTCTTGGAGAAAAACCACTATCAGTAAAAATAAATCCTAAAGAATCATTGTTGTTACAAGCGTTAATTAGTATCGTACACTTATCGGCATAATCGCCAATGCTGAACATATTTGATATAAGCTGAAAACCGTTACATGGATTAATTACAATTAAGTATGCGCATTGATTAGCTATTCCTAGCGAAGCCCAAGCAATTTCAACTGTTACTGTATTTTTAACAATAGTGAAGTATTCAGGATTTGAAACATTGTCGATATTGATTATTTCTACTTGGTTTTCATCCATTACAAAAATCTCTACATCAGTATTAATTTCAAAGCCTGATATTTGACTAAAGCAAATACTTGTAGTTCCTGTTGGAATCAACTCTATCGTTGCACCTGCAACACCTGCGAATCCATAAAGCTCATAAGTGCCTACTGCTGTTATTGTAGCTAAAGTAACCCCATCGAAATCAAAATCAATACCATCGCCTGAAAAAGAAGTTACCACAACAGTAAATTTATAATAGCCCTGTGCTAGTATATCTGTGCTTTCAACCAATGCTGTTGCCTCTGTTGCACAAAGGCTGTTAGTACCAAAAGCCCAATTAGCCTGTAAGTCCCATCCATCCGCAGTTGCAAAGTCGGGGTTTTCTAATACCTCTATCGCATCAGGACAGGGGTCTATCGACACTTGAAATTGTGTTACATCTGTGTTGTCAACTATCTGAACATAGGGGACTTCATCTGATGAACAATTAACTACTCCGTTAAAGTAACTTGTATCGACACTAAGCGACACAGGTTGGTTTGGTATGTATTCCATTATGTATTAAGTTTATTTGATATTAATTCAATCTTCATAAATCCTGTGCTTAAATTTCTTTCAGTCTTTCTTAACCATCCTCGTTTAGTTGTATTGCCGTCAATGCCTGCTAAAATCCCCTTTGTTAAATCTGACTTTATTAAGTCATAGCTTTCCCTTGAAACAGGATAAGTAAATTGCAGCTTACTTATAAATGTTGCATCGTTTGCTCCTTCTTGAAAAACACCTCCACCGCTAGCTGTTCCAAGTGCTGTAAATGTACTACCGTTTGTTACGTTTACAAATAAAGCAGAATTATTAAGTAGCGGATTAGCACACACACTTTCTAGCCTTGCAGCAGCTATAACATAATCACCAGCAGCACAATAAAAATACTCTTTTATAGTTCTTATATAAATACCTGCTGGCAAATCTGCGTATGTAGATGCGCTTGGTGTAACTTCTGTAAATTCTTCTTGCAACACATTTAAAGAATTATACCTTCTTAAATATACAGTAAAACGACAAGCTCTATTCCTTATTGTTAATGGTGGGTCTGCTAATATCTTAAAGTGTGCATTATACTCAAAGAAGTAAGACCCCTCAATCGGTGCTGTGTACTTACCTGTTACGTTATCATAGTTACCACCTGAATCGTAGTTAGGGGCTGTTGAATCATCATCAAAAATAGTTGTTAATACAGCAGAGGTTTGTAACGCACAAGCAGGTAGCCCAAATAAATCACCTTGATAAAAGTCTGGATTGTTCCATCCATTAATCGCAGTTGCTAAGTTTCCTGTATCATCGTAGTTTGTGCGCTCTGCTAAGAATCCGCTAGTGTTTAGTCCTTCATACAAAGCTGTGTTACCGAAAAACTGAAATCTTCTACTAGCATACTCATTTGTTAAAAATGAGTTGTAGGTATAAGCTGGCGAAACCCCTGTAACAAGTGTTTGTGTTGCATACAAATCAAGTCCTACAAGTTGTCCATCGATTACAAATATATTTTCATCGTAGTTCTCATTCGTTTGGTTTGTGTAAGCTAATTCCTCGATAATATTTGTATCAAAGATATAAGTAGCCGATAAATCTAATTGAGAATCTAAATTACATTGATTTTGAAAGAAGTACTCCTCTAATAAGAATCCCTGAAACTGTCTGGGTACAATAGAATGAATTGTTGGGTCGTAGATAGCTGTTGTTCCTCCTAGCTTAACACCCGAATACAAAAGTTCAGGGTTAAAACTTTCTTGCAAATCAGCTATATCTTGTAATGTTAGAACATCGTTTGAAGAATAAAAGTATTCAATATTTTCTATCTTAATGGTTGGAATACCACCCGACTGTATTACCGTAAAACCAATATTAAACTTTTTATTAACCTCTTGGAACAAATCTGTAAAAGATATAATTGGGTAGTTTCCTGAATCGTTTGTTCTTAGTTTCTTTCCTGTTAAAAGATACAACTGAACTCCATAGGTGGTTAAAAAATCACTTTCAAACCCCACCTTTCCATCAGTCATAAAAGAAATAAGATACTTAAATGCTTCATAAACATTATAACTCTCCCTTGCATCTGCTGGTATAGTATATGTGCCTGTTGCTGGATTAAAAAGCCTTAATAATGAAGATGTAGCTGGTGTTATATCAATCCCCATCTTACTCTTATCTGAAGCCAAAGAAGTCTTAATAGATTTATTGTTGAATATCAAAGCTCCATAGTTATCATCAACAACATCGCAATCAACTATACATTTATTCAAATGAAATATACAGCGTGAAATAATAATATAGCCTTTTAATATCGTACTCCAATTATCGCCATCGCAAGCCTGTTCAATTCTTAGATTAACTAGCGTACAAAATCCTTCTGATTGTTTTAATTCTGACAATAATTGATACCCAGAAGAAGTAAAAGACATTTGAAGCTCATATTTAGGCAATAATCCTTTTATATCGGCTTGTCGTTCTATCGTTTCCGTAAAATCAGCCCAATTAATTGGGTCGCTAACTAAAGTATCATTCAAATAGAATCTAAACATCACCAATTATATTTATTGTTTTTTGGAGCTAATTCCTTAACTAAAAAATGTGCAATCTCTTGGTCGTTTTTTCTTGACCTCTTTAAACTTTCTAATATATTCTTATCATTCAAAGATTGATTTAACAAAATCGAATTTGCTATGTTACGAGCAAAGGATTTATCCTTTTCATCATTCATTCTTTGAACTTGCTCTTTTAATATAGGAGCTGTATAGTATTGGGCTATATGTTGGTTTGCCTTGCCTTTATTAATTGCTTCCAATAAACTTTCGTTCTTTATTGCATCGATTCTATTTACCACAAACTCATCCTTTTCAGCTTCTATAATCGTACCACCTGCGTAATGTCTTTTGCCTTTAACCTTTCCACCTTTTTCAAACTTTGGTGTCGGTTGACTTTGGATAACAGCTATTTCAGCTAGTCCAGCAGCTAATGCGAGTGCTGCAAATGCTGCACCAAACGCCCCTCCTTGTGCATAGGCTTTTGTTACCGCCTGCGCTGTATTAATGGTTGCTGTAACTAATGCCGCATCCTTTTCAATTTGAAATTGTTTCTTTTTTAAATCTGCTTCTTCTTGGGCTTTCTTCTTTTCGATTGCTAATCTCTTTTCGTCATATTGTTTTTGACTTATTTGTCTAGCATCTAATTGTCTATCTAGGTTTGCTATTTCAGAATCAGCAAGCTCATTTGATTTAGCGATTTGTTCATCTATACGGTTTATATTTATTTGATTTATTGAATTATAAAGAGAAAAAACAGTATTTAATGATTCTTTTTCTAAATCCTCTCTATTTTTAGCCCTTTGCATATCAGCAGCTAAACGTTCATCTAATTCCTTTTTATACTTCTCAGTTGATTGCTCTGTTATTGCGTTTATCTCTGCTTCTGCATCTCTCCATTCCTTAACGCCTTCTTCCCATCGCTTAACCCTATCAGCCCAAACCGATTCATCAATATCCCTTGTGTCGTAAAGGTCTTTTATTACTTGCTCGGTGTTGTCTGTTTCAATTTTCTTTATTTCTGAATGGGTTTTCTTAGCTATATCAACAACCTTTTTTCTTTCTTCTTCGCCTGATACAACTCTAGCGTTTATTGCCTCAATTCTTTGCGTCTTAATTAATTGAATATACTCCTTTGTGAAAGCAGCCTCTAATAAAGACCTGTCTCGATTAAACTTTTTCTTTCTATTTAAATCCTCTATATCACCCGTATAGGATTCACTAAAATAACCTTTTGTTGATTTGCTTAAATCTTGTTGGGTTTCAACAGCCAAATCAACTATTTGTTTGCTAAATCTTTTTTGAAGCTCTAACCTTTCTTTATTATTATCACCCTGCTTCCTTAGTTCTTCTGCTTGCGATTTTGAAATAATACCTAAAGATTCTCGCAGCTTTATGTTAGATTCTTCAACTCTTTGATTATATGTAAGCAATGCCTCGTTTTGAGCATCAATAGCATCTGTTAATGTCTTTGATTGTTGTTCTAAGTCTTTAAACGATGTTACAACTTTATCAACCGCAACACCAATTCCAACTATAGCTGCACCAACAACAAATAAAGGATTTGTAATTAAAGACTTCCCTATATTTAAAAGAGTTGTACCTAAGTCTTTTAATCCTGTTAGTGCTTCTTTAAATGTAATTGACTTTACAACATTTAACAATAGCTTACTTTGGTCGGCTGCTCCTTTAAAGTCTAGGTTTCTTAATTTACCTGCTATGCTTCCTAAGGCATTACCAACCTGTTCAAACTTTGATTCAGATGCAAATACTTTAGCTGCATCTGTTGCATCGTCCAACTTATCTTTTAATGTACCTGCTGCCTTTGCTAATCTCTCTACTTCCTTCGGGTCAGTTGCTTCTGCTAACTGTGATTTTAATTCTTTTAATTGTGTCCTTAATGATTTAGTCGCAGTTTCTGTTTTATGAAAAGCATCCTCCGTACCTTTAGCAGCAGAAACCCCAGCAGCTTCAGTTTTCTTCATCTCGGCTTGCATCTCCTGTAAGCCTGCCTTTAGATTAGCCCCTTCTACTTTATAAACAACTAATATTTCCTCTGTTGTTGTTGCCATTTTCTTTCTGTTTCTTCAATAAATAACTTGTACCTAACTAAAAAATCATCCACACTCCCTTTCATTATATTGTCATACTCTTGCGTGTTACCACCTGCTATTATTAAAACCGATTCTTTTAAATCGTTTCGCATCTTAGCTATTGTTTTTTTGATATAGATATCAGCATCTTTTCCTTTGCCTGCCTGCTTAACTGTGACCCCTTCATTAAGGTGTCGTATTTTGTTTTCGTAATATTCGACAAATTGAATAACGCTAGAAACTCTTGTATGTGCAAAAAAAAAGTATCGTTTTTTTTATCCAAATCCCTAAATGCCTCTACCTTTTGCATCTGAATTTCATTATTAAACTCTGTCGTGCTCTCATCTTGCCTCACTAATTGACAAGCAATTATGTTGTAAAATAGTTCATCGTGGATAACCATTTCGCACCTGTTCTCCAACTCCTGCAACACAAAAGCAATCTTAGCTAATCCTTTGCCATCCTTTATTCCACCTTCCAAACCCTGCTTTGCAGCATTAATTGCTTTTAGGTATTCTTCTTTACTTACACCTCGACTTAACCACATTATATATTCCTTAACTTTAGCAAGCCTTGATAAAGGCATTTCTAAGTTACTAGGAAATTTATAGTAACCATTCCCATCGTCATCGTTAAAAGCCAAGACAAGGTTATCTTTCGTAACCTTAACTCCCATCTTCTTATTGATTCGTCTAAGCGTTATTTTCTCTATCCAGTTTAACATACTTTTTATAAATATAGGTTTGAATGAACGATGAACTTACACAGCTAACAATACACTCTACTAATGAAAATTCATTTAGTAATGTGTAAATAATTACTCCCCAAATTGAAGCCATGCAGGTAATGCAAAGAACAAATGGCTTGCCAATAAACTCAAATGCTTTATTGTCTATTCTATCTTCAAAGAACTTCCTAATAAAGTATAGTAGTTGTCCTTCTGATGTTACTGTTCGCCATCCTAAACAAAAGGCAACAGTTAAAGCTATTGAGTTATAAAGATTTAATGCTGTCATAAGCGTAAATATTTTGTCCTAAGAAATTAATACTTGTTTTATTTGTAAATATCCAAGCATCGTAAGCTGCTTTAAATGTATTATATGCTGGTATTAATGTCGGGTTTGCTACAAAATAAGTGTACATATTAGTTGGTACTCCGCTAACAACATTCCCTTCACTAGCCCAAAGAATTTGCATTTTCTGTGTCTTACCAGCTAATTTAGCAGCATTAGCAAATAGCTGAATTTGCGTTTTAATTCCATCGCTTAATCCTGAATAGGTATTAAATTTTTCAGTACTTACATAGTCAACTAAATAAATAGTATCGTGATACGTTACTAGCCAACTTGCAACTTGTTCAGGTGTGCTTACCCCTGCAACATCTTTACAACGTGCTACATAAATATCGTATTTTACATTGTTTGCTAAACACCAATTATAAATAGCCAAATCGTTGGTTTTAAATGTATCAAAATCTCCGTAAGGGTTTGATTTCCAAAACTCCCACTCTTGGCTAAAATTTGTGAATTTTTCTGCTGCTGTTGCACAACCTACATTGTAAGCTGCTGGTGTACCTGCATCCGCTTCATTAATAGCATTTGTTGACTGCGTTACATTTGCGCTTCGCTTTGTTATTCCTAGCGTATTTAACTCTGTATTCAATGTGCGCATCGATGTTCTATTTGTTCCGTTATCGAGTAACGCAGCAAGATAAAAAATAGGATTTGTTATTCCTTTTGATACTAACCAATTCTTTAAATTAGTTGTCGGTGTTGCGCTTCCTAAAATTCCTGTTAAAGATACATAGATATTTCTCTGAACAGTTGATGTAGGTGTTGGCTTAACGCCTCTTTTAAAATTTGTCATAAAACATTCGTTTGATATTCCGTTAATTTGAAACTCCTCCTTGTCGCTTTGGTCGTCTGTTTGATTTACCCAAATTTCATAACCTGTATTCTCTGATAAAACAAAACCGCCTGCTGATTCAAGTGTTAGTAATCCGTTACTGTCAGAAGTAGCCGAGTACTTAACAACAAACCCATTAGCAAGGGACATAAAGTAAATATAATAAAGGGTATCGGCATTGTCAACCGTCCCTATTTCCAATTCATCATAACAGATGTATAGCAGTCCAATATTAGTGCAAGGTGCGCAGAAACTCATAAGGCAAATTTAAGTATTTAATTAGTTTGTTTTTAATATGTTAAATATATCTATTTACTTGTTGGTGGTTGTCAATCCATCCTTTTAAAACATTGTGTATTGCGTATCTTTCCGTATCAATATAATCGGCACGTTGATTTATATCGCTTCGCTTCCCTTTTACGATTGACCCCGATGCGTCAACCTGCACATTATTAAAATCTCGAATCAACCCCTTGCATTTTGGGTGAACTTTGTAATCAGGAAAATGGCTTAACGTATAATTTACCTCAACTCTACTATTGTCGTGTGTTGGGTTGTTTCTTACCCTTAACTGGCTTTCTTTCATCCCTAGTCCACGCATTAGCTGAATGTAAAGGCTTGCGTTATCTCTTTGACTTATATCACCCCTATTCCCCATAGCATCACCTGTTAGTATTGCAAAAGGTAAACTAACCATATAGATACCCCTTATCCTTTCAATCATTTCATCGATTGAACCCCTTTGAATTTCTGCTTCATCTATTACATGGTAATGGTCGCCTTGCGCATCCTTCCAATAGTGCCGAAAGGTTACACAAAAAGGTATTAAGTTAAAGTCAACCGATATAACCAACTGTTTTTTAAAGTCGTAAACCGCAGAGGTTGAAATGTGTTTTTGATTATCCCATTGATACGCAAATGGATTAGTAACATCTCTAGTGGCATCCCAATTACCAAATAACAAACGCTCTTTATCGTATTCAGAACTCAACCTTTCAAGCTGCTGAATATACAATCTTTTGAAATCTTCATCAGGATTCTCACTAACTAAACTTTGAACAAACTTTTGATGCGGAAGTAACTCAACTGGCGAATCGTTTTTACTGATGTACCTTTCTTTAATAAATCCTTCGCTTGGGTTTCCTGTGCCTAATAACTTTGGAACTAAATCAAATTCATTAATCATCCACCTAATTCTTGTTGAAACTATTTCAAGAGCCTTTAATGATATTTCTGGAATCTCATCAATGAACGCATCTGTGTACTCTGTTGAACCTAATGAAATAAAATCGGGATCGCTTGGGTATTGAAACAGGTCTTTAAGAATTGTTTGGCTTCCGTTGCTCCAATTAATTGTGTGCTTTTGAGAGTTGTAGTTATAATGAACCCCTTGTTTGTAGCCCATTATGTTAGCTACTTTAAACAGGGTTACTAAAGTTGATTGCTCTAAGTTTGCTATCTTTGCTCTACCTATTAAGCCTCTTGACCCTGCGTAAGTCATTCGCCTGTAAATGTGCCAAATACAACCTAGATAAGATTTGCCACCACCAGCAGCACCACCATAGAATAGCTCAGTAGTTGTTTTGTCCTCCAAATACTCCCAAGCAATAGTTTGTTTCTTTGAAAGTTTAATTCTTGGCGAATCCATCGACGAATTTTTAATAACGTGGCGTTTTAATGTATTTTAATTCGTGTTTCCATCGACGAAACTATTTAAGCCATCTAAAACTAACTGCAATTTCTTTGTAAATATCGGGTCTTTAGTTTGAATCAAATCATTCGCCACGTTATAGTACCTCCAAGTTATTACATGATTCCCTTTGTTACCCTTTATGCCCCTACATAAATAAAATGCGATGCGCTCGTAGTAAACTGGCTTGTTTTGTTTCCTAAGTAAGTAAGTGATTATCATTCTAGCCTCTGAATAATCTTGCGTTTGAGGACACTTATTACAGCAGACCAATGTATCTACGTTTAAATTTAATGTATTGCAAACAAAATAAATTGTTTGTTTTATTGTCATTACTTAGATAATTCGATTATTGGGGTAGGTATTTTTTCGCCATCAGTAGTTACATCTATCTTCTTAGGCAAAACAAAGTCCATTAGCTTAACCATTATTCTAGCCCATTCCTTTGGCTCGTCCTTTTGTAGTTGAACCATTGTTTGATTAAATAACAAGCTATTATTGTCAATAGCGGTAAGAATCAACTCCCTTGCTTTGGAAGTTGTTTTGTTTGGCTTACCCAATACTCTACCGCCTGTTTTTTTACCTTTCATCTAATCTTATCTAATTTAGATTCATTCTAAATAGCATCACAAAAGTAATATAAATTACTTACAACCACAAAGATAGTATTTCTGTTATGGAAATCAAAGCCCAAATTGCTAGGCAGATTTTTCTATTTTTCCAAGTGTCGGCAAAGAATTTATCTATTATGGATGTGCCTAAGTAGTTATTGGTTATTTTGTCTTGTTTAAATCCTTTTCCTATTTGGGTTTCGGTTAGTTTAACGTAGTAGTGGTAATAGCTATCGTGCATGAATCTAAAAAGGAAAGCTAGTGCTGTTGCGTTAGTGATTCCGATTGTTATTCCTATTGATGGTTCGTTTCTTGCGATTGCTAAGAATAGGACAAAAAAGGGTATTCTGGGTATTGAGTAGAATAGGTGTTTATGTTTTATGAAAGTTTGGTTTATTATTTTACCTCTTATTATTCTAAGGTCGATGTGTCTTTCTATTTCAGCGAGTGTTGCGCTTACTGATAGCACCATTAATGCGGTGAATGCTATGTATATTATTAGTTCTACCATTCTTTCCCTTTGAAGTTTTGATAGCTTCCGTAAATGAAAGCTGAGTTCATTATAAGTATTGTTAGTACTCCGAATATAACTGCTCCTTGCGATATTGCCCCTATTCCGACAATAAGAGATACTATTAATACAGCCCAGAACCATATTTTTTTGTCTGGCGATGTAAGTAGGTATTTAAAGAATTTCATGTTTATTTAGTTTTAATTGTTAGTACTTTGATTTTGTTGTTGGTTATTTTAATAGTTATTTCAGTTTATCAATGATTTCTTCTACTGTGTACTTTTCTTCGGTCTTGGGTTCTTCTATTTCTTTGGCGTATTTGTAATTTCTAGCAACACCAAAACTATTTACCGCCTTAGATTGCCATTGTCCATTAATGTTAGATATAACGGTTTTTTTACACCAACCTGTTTTATCATCACTCACCATCATCTCCCTTTCTCTGAATGGCTCGGTGTAGGGTTGGATTACACCAATACCGTTACCCCAATCTATGGACTCGATATTTCCATTTTTGTCAAGCAATTCGACAGTTCCCACCATCATTACTCTTTGACCTACTTTAAATTCTGTTTTATTTTCCATTGTGTTTTAAGATTATCTACTAATTAGTGAAAATTAGTAATTGTTTATAGTTTGTTTGTAATTCTCTGTAATTCTTCTGCGATTTTAATAGCTGTTTCAAAACCTATTTTAAAACCTTCATTATAAAGATGTCTATTCGGACAGTCTTTGTCGTATGGATTTTTTTTCTCTGCCAATAGCTTTGTATTCTTTTCAAAATCTGTTAATTCTCTGTCCATTACATTTTATTTAGTTCTGTTAGTACTGCTTTCTCGATTGTTATTTCGGCGATTAAACTTGGTTTAGATAAGTCATAAGTATATCTAAGTGAAATCTCTTCAAGTTTTTCAATTAACTTTTTTACGTGTAGTTTAGCGCACTCTATTGTTTTAAACATTTCCACAATCGCCTCTGCTTTTTTCTTTTCTTCGCTCATTACTTCTCTGTTTTATGGGGCGAAGGTAAAGGCGTCCAATGGGTAGGATTTATTTCCATATCTGCTACTTCTAAAGGCGCTGTACTTTTTACATACCACCTTTTAAAGCCAAAGCTATAAAATGCTTGTTTAGACTTGCCATTATCCGACACTATAAAACTTCCTGCTTTTTCGGGCGGTGTTTCCACACCTATCCACTTATCTTCTTTTAAGCTCCGCTGATACTCAATTTCAGATGCTATATTCCTTGCTATTCCGCTTGTAAATGCTGTTAAAGCAGGTTTAGGCTTATCGTCCCTTATCCAGTCGTATAACTTTTTTAGGTCGTAATATTCGGGCTTATCTTCTTTTAAGGAAGCAAGCTCTTCCATTGCCTCGATAATTGTTTCTTTAAGTATTGATTCCCAATATTTATATGGCTGATAATTAGAATGCTGACTTAACTCGTCAAGTTTCTTTTTCAGTAATTCTTCTGCGGTTGTTTTCATTATTTGTGTTTTTAGGAATCCTTGTGTTGGTCTGTGTGTTTTGTGGTGAATAAAGAAAGGGATTGGTTTTATCCTCCCCCTTTCTTCGACCATCTATGAAAACACTTTACAAAAGTACATAATACTTTTTTAATAAAACAAAATAATTTTGTTAAAATTTTTTGTATTGTGTTTTACCATCAAGAATTACCCCTTTGGTTAAAAATAATACCATTCCATTTCTGACTAAAGCTGGCGAGGTTATTCCCGATTTTGTTAATCGATATGTGCCATCTGCTAGTTTTGTTTCGTTATTTTGGATAGTTGTATAGGTCATTTCTTCGTATGGATTATTCAATTTTCGTCTTCTGGATAATAGGTTTTTATTTTTAAAAGATAATCAGTTAAGAAATCTTCAAATAGTTCTTTAATCGTGGCTCTCGTTAATAGCTCAGTATCGTCTGTAAATGTTATTAATGTGGTGTCTATTGTTTCTGTTTTCTTTCCTGTTTTGATTTTTATTTTGTGATTGCAAAAGTATTTTATTCTTACCTCTTTTACATCAAAAACAAATACCTCATCAATATATTCATCTGTTGGAACTTCAATATACTTTAACTCTTCTTTATCAAACTCTTGCTTATAAACAGGGCTAAGGAAGTCAATAAATAAAAAGGGGTTTTTAGGTATTATTAATTCTTCTGACATTTTTTACATTCTTGATTTTAAAATAGTACTCATTCCGTCAACTTCAAATAAAAATGTAACTAATTCCGCTTTACTTGTGATGTGAACTTTTTTATCATCCCAATCGCTTCTTGCTTTGCTTAACTGAGGTAATTGATAAGTTAGTATTCCATTGAAATCATGTGCTACCTCATGGTGCTTGTCGCCTGTAATAACAAAGTAAGAATCATGTGAACTCCATTTATCATTAGCTATAACAGGAAATTTAACAGCTAAATCTTTAGGCTTTAACTCATCACCATGATTGATTAAAATTAAATTCCTATTCCAACTTAACACCTTAGTGTTGTTTAACGAATCATCCACATTTAACTGTGTGAAAACGTGCTTTAAAACATTCGCTAAATGCCATCCTACATTATGGTCATGGTTTCCATTCAAAAGAACTACCTTAACCTTACTTGAATAAGTTAATAGGTGTTTTATTATTCTTATGTTAAAGCCAGTTATCTTTTCAAAGGCTTGTTGATGGGTTAATATGTTTTTTTGCGGTGTTCCCTTAGTTGTTTGACCTGTCCATTCAGAATTAAATTCATCTGAACCTACAACATAAATTATCTCGTCTAAATTATTTAAAGAAATCGCTTTGTCTAACTGGTCTTGTAATTTATCAAACAACGAATCAAATCTATCCTCAATGTTATTGTTGCCTCCTATGTCGTATTTGTTTAAATGTGCATCCTGCTTTGCTATTAATAGTAATGCTTTTGGCTTTTTTGTTGTTGGCTGTTTTTTTACTTTAACCGAAGATATTTTTTTTATATCCTTTAAAAAATCATTATTTATCTTTAATGTATTATCGGCTGTTTTTTGAATAGGAATAAAACAACAAGAAAGAAGATAACCCACAGACCTATCCTTAAACCAAACCATCGAAATTCGCCACTCTTGCATACTTCTTCCGTACCTATCAAACAATTCAGCATCGCTTAGTTTTTTATCGACTACATCAACTATGGTAGTTGTCCCATCGGGCAACCTCGTTTCTTTGTAATCGCCAGTTATCTTTACAAGTTCACCTGAAGTTTTAGCGTACTCAACTTTTAAATCCTCTTTTTTTCTTATTAGTAAAGCTAGTGCATAAACCTTATTTCTAAAGGCTCTGAAAGAAGTATATCCACTACTAGGGTATAGATATTCAGCCACATCAGCAGGCTTGTCGGTTAATAAAAGTATTTCAGCTTTTTTAGTCCATTCCGCTTTGTGGCTCATAATGTTGTGTGTTGGTTTTTACAAAAGTAAGTAATTTATTTGTTTAAAATTTTCCATTTTTTTTGTTTAACAATAAATTATAAATGTAGTTGAGAATGGGTGTCTTGCTGTGGAGAAGTTTAGCTGAGTAAAGTGCATAGTGAGTTCCTTAAAGACTTTTACATCTTTTGGCACTCACTATGCGAATTAAAAATAACAAAAAAGTTTTGCTTTAGTGTCGTTCCCTTCGTTTCGTGATTACTCTCCTAGTACGGTAGTAACTTGCAATCAACTTAAAGTTGTGTACCCAACTCCTGCGCATCTCATTGCTTAGTGCCGATGCCCCCCTTTGCAGTCCCGTAGTAGGGGGTTTACTTTCAAATGCGCTACTGCCCTTATTATCTGCGTCCACATTTGATTTATTAAAAAACAGAAAGCCCAAAAAATTATTCGGCATTTTACGGGCTTTTCTGTTTTTTTTGGGGTTGCCCCAATCAGTTTCTTTACCTACTACCGAATTAATAGTTGATTTCTATTTAAAATCTGATACAAATGTACAAAAGAAACAAATAATATAAAAAGTAATTATTAACACGACTATAAAAAGAAATTAATTTAATTTTTAACTTTTCATTTATACATATAGTTATATTTTTTTGTAGTTTTGTACCACTAGAAGTTTACTTCCTTACCCCCCTAAGATGAGAAATTCTTAGGTTAAGCCCTCAATAGCAGAGGGCTTTCTTTTTAATAAATAGACGGATAAAAAGCAAAGAATTATTTTTTATATGGACGGATTCAATTTCTATTTTGGATTACGCCAAAAGAAATGGAAAAAATATTATTGGCTAGATATAGTTAAGTTTTGTAGTCAATTTGGAGGATTATAGGGTCGTGTTAGAAAAAGAAAAAGAATGATTAACGTATTTCTCGTCTTTCATTCTTTTAAATATTCCTATTTGCGCTGTTAGGTTCGCCAAAATTAGACACAAAAATTAAGACCACC